ATATGAAGATGATGGATTTGCTATACTACCTGTATCACTAAAAGATTGTGTTGCATGTATTCTAACTTTAAAGTTTGCTGCATCTCCACTTGATAATCCACCTAACCCAAATAGTTCTGTATCATTTGAAGAACTAATTGCTGTAGAACCACCACTATTTGAATCAAAATCTACATAATAAGTTGGACCATTATCGTGATATACCGAAATACCATTAAAAATTGTTGAACCTACACTCGCCCAATCTTTACCTACTAAATAATTTAAAGTTGCGTTACTTAAACCTGTATAATTTGTTGGTACATATCCAGAAATAGAATCAGTACTACCTAAATTAGTTTCATTAGTATCTACACTTGCAAATGTTTTTGTATTTGGAGCGGCGTCTGCTACATCTAAGGAATGACTTAACACTCCAGACATAAATCTTAAAATCTCACTCACATGAGTTGTATTATCAAAATTATTAAAATAACTACCATCTAAACTTTTTTGCCATAAATTAGAAGTTGGATATCCATTTTGTACATTATTAGTATAAATTGCTGTAGATGAAGTTAATGGTGTAGTTACTGCTAATGTTCCAGAAACAGTAGAAGAAGAACCAGTTATATTAAGACTACCAGTAATTTGATGTGAATCATCTAAACTATTACCCCATATTGTTGAACCACTTGCGTAACTTGAAGTCATATAAGTAACCGAAGAACTAACAATATAATTTTCAGCTATCACATCACCTTGAGTAGTAATATTTCCAGTAGCTGTTAATGAATCAATATAAGCATTTCTCCAATATTTGGATGTACTACCTATATCATATGTACTATCTACATTTGGTATAAGATTAGAGGTTAAGTCTGCGTTGATTGTTATTGAATCACTATCCCCATCACCAATCTGTATATTACCACCAAGTGTTAAGTCACCTGTAATACTTGAATTACCTGCTACTTGTAATCTACCAAACGAACCAGTTGAAGTTACTGAACCACTAATATCACCACTTGCAGTTATAGCACCTGAAGTATATACACTTCCTGTTATTTGTAACTCGTTTGTAGTAGAATACGCTGACCCTGTTCTTACAAAAATTCCTAACTCACCATCAATCGCAGAAGTAGGTATATTAGTTAATGAACTACCTGAACCAGCAAATTCAGAAGCACTAAGTGCCCCAGTTGCACTCACCTCTCCTCCAACAGAAAGAGAACCAGTAAGTCCTGAACTTCCAGAAACTTGTAATGAACCACTAAGGATTCTATCTAACTGTTTTAATCCAATGAGAGCCATTCGTGTTCCTTATAATGTTCTTGTTGTTTTCTATCTTCCCAATAAACTTTCATTGACCTTGAAATATTCCTTTTATGATTCGAAGTTTTTGGTTGTTTCATTTTCTCAATCGTTTCTACTGTAAGTTTTCTATCCATCTGTGCACAAGACTTACATACAGAGTTGTTACCTACAGCTCTGTCAAATGTATCCTTTCTCGTGTAAGTAATCATTTTACGACAATCAGGACACTTTCTGTTCTTACGGTCGGGCCAAGTTCGTTTTCTCATACTAATAAATATCAAAGAATAGTAAAAGAAAAGTGGTTAAGGGGATTTAAGAGTCAAATTTTCCGTGAGCTATTATCTCATCATCTGATTCTAAAACATAACCAATTGAAGTTGTATTAACTTTTAACATAAAATTAACACCACTTTGTTGTACTTCCAAAGCATCATGTTCCATATATTGACCATTCATAAAAAATACAAAATCATTTTCACCCACTGCAGTCAAACCAGTTGGAGAAGATGCTGTTGTAGCTGTGAAACTAGCGGTCGCATATCCAGTTATATCATTTAAAGATACAGAACCACTATAACTTGCTGCTCTCTTTACATAATTCTTTCTTAAAAATTCATTTCTATGGTCTACATAAAGTTTTGAAGTAGCTGCACCATCCACACTTGCAGTAGCGGGTAATCCTAATACCTCACCATCACCACTAAAAGTTATATTAGCGGCGCTAGCCATTGTAGAAGTTGCTAATCCTGTAATTGTTTTGTTTGTTAATGTATCGGTAGTGGATGAACCAACTATATTGATATTACTACCAGCTGCATTATCTATAGCCCATCTTGTTTCACTATGGTCAAATATTAATTGTGCATTTGTACTACCTGCCCTACCAACTCTTATTCCTGAATCTTGTGAACTTAAAGCAGTTGACCCACTAAAATTTATATCAACAATAGGATCTTCTATTGTCAATGTAGTAGTATTTTGAATAGAAGAAGAACCTTCAACTACCAAATCACCATAAATTGTTACCGAACCTGTCATATATCCAGATGGATTAAGTGTCATTATTAATTTACTACCATAACTTCCAGTAGTATATAAATTTCCACCAGTTGACTCATCATACATGTACATATTTCTAGTTTGTACATCTCCACTTGTACCTGTATCAAGTGAACCTGTTCCCAAATTAGCAGTTGTTAAACTTCCCCATTCTACATCATATAATCCAGTTACGGAAGATGTAACGTTAGTAGTTTTTGCAACTTGTCCTGCAGTTGTTGATGCTTTAGCTTGTCTTGTTAAATCAATTAATGCCATATTTTAACCTACGTTTTTCGGTTGTATTTTATATTTTAATAAAATTTCATCTCCAGAAGCTAACGTAATACCTCGTGAAACTCCTGAATCGAGTGTTTGTTTCCTCAACCTTAGTTTCTTATAATTATCAGCATAATAATAATCTACTCCTGTTGTTCCTGTCCAAGACGGTTTATTAAATTGTAAAACTGAATTTACAAATAATTTACCTGACATTGGTCTAATTTTATACCTACTAATAGAATATAAAGTACTTAAATCAAATTCTTGATACGCTGAAGTAGAGGTAGAAATATCAGAATATGAAAAAACTTTAATTCTTTCTCTACTAAAATCTTTCATAGCTCCCAAAGACAAAACATCGTGTTTTCTTGAAGGTTCACCTAATATATTATTCATCCTAAAAGGTAAATTTGAACCAGATGCGTCTGTAAAATTAAATTTATCTGCATTAAATTTTGACTCACTTACTGGAGCTACAAAATTTCGTATCGTACCCTTATATCCTTCTAATTGTGTTCTCATTTTATTATCGTACTATAATTTATTACTACATTATCTTCTTCATCTAAATTAATACCGCCTCCTGTATGTTGTTTATTTATACTGACATATCCAGAATTAGATGATGATATAAAAAAATCTTTTAAACTACTCGTGTTCTCTTGGTTACTAAGTGCAGACAAACTCATACCATTGACACTAACAATAACAGAACCATTTCTAACTTTATGTCCACTAGTTACTGATAAAGTATAAACTTGTCTATCTGGAGTTGGACTTGTATCCAATGATGAAGATTGTGAACCAGAAATATATAATGATTGTTCTAAAAATGACGCACTTACATATCCCATAGTCACAACTGCTTTAGTATCTTCAGAACTTGTTGGTTCTCCACCATACCTCATTACATACTGAGTCTCTCCACCAAAAATATTTGTAAATTCTAAATCTTGTATCTCTTGACCAACTGCAGGTGATATACCTCTAATAAAATCTGTAACTCCACCTAATTGACTTGAACGAGAACCACGAGTTCCTAAAATTCTAACAGTTTCACTTTTACTATCAGGTCTAAATACAGACGCTATAGAGAAATCAGATTCATCTACAATGTCCAATCTCTTTGGAGAAAAGTATTTAGTTGTAGTTACATAATCATTAAAACTTTCTGGAATCAAATATCCTCTAAAATTAAAAGTAAAATTAGTTTTAATAATTCTCTCTGCTTCAGCCATTTCAGTTGCGTCATCAAAACTATCTATGTTTACTTTAAATTTAAACTTACCTGGTTCTCCCCAATAAGCTCCATCACTATAATTTATCCTCTCTACTATAGAATTCATTTGTTCTATATAAGGTGTCCAAATAATAGCTTCATATGTCATAACAACATAATCGGGCATTGCTACAGTATAATATTCTTTTGATTTTAACAATCCTTGTTGAACATTAAACTTATCATAACGATTTTGTGTGGTATATTTTCTTTCAAAAGTATAAAAATTCTTTGGGTCATTAGCATCTACTTTATCAACTGCTATAGTATCATCTTTAGCGATAGTTGACCTTCTAAACGCTACCAATGGTGTAATTAATTGTCTCTTTCTATCTCTTAAATAACCACTTTTACGAATAGCTTTCCATCTTTCAGGATTTGCATACATAACAGGTACATCAACTGTCTCACCTGCTTCCTCTACTGTAGGCTTGATTACATTTGTAAAATAATACATTACTGCAGCATCGTGGTCCATCAAAGAAACAGATACATTCTTAACCGTATCGTTAGTTCTTTTACGTTCAAACCCACGATTGGGTACTGGAGTTGTCATTCTAACTCTTTGAGACCGTGCTATTGGTTTAGTCCGTGCCATACTACATAAATCCTTCTTTAACAACTACTCGTTTAGGTGTTATATATTTTTGAGTAGTAACTTTATTGTTAAATGATTTTGGAATCAAGTATCCATTTAAAGTTACATCAAATTCAGTTTTAACTACTCTTTCAGTATCAGACATCTCAGTAACATCTGAAAAACTATCAATGACTGTTTTAAATTTCATTTTATCTGGTGCACCCCAGTATGAACCTACACTATAATTTACTTTCTCTACTATTTTATTCATCTGTTCTGTATACGCTGTCCATATTATAAAATTATAAGTTAATGTCATATAATCTGGTAGAGTAACATTATAAAATTCATTTTGTGGTATTAACTTCTGTTGTGCTGTAAATTTATCATACCTATTTTTTTGTGTCCATTTCTTTTCAAAAGTATAATGTAACTTTGGATTGTTAGCATCCAACTTATCAAGTGGAATACTTTCATTCTTAGTCATACTTGTTCTTTTAAACATTATTACTGGAGTTAATATTTGTCTTTTTTTATCTCGTATATAACCAGTCCTTCTTACCGAAGCCCACCTTTCAGGTGAACCATACATAATAGGTACTCTTATTTGTTCCCCTGATTCTTCTACTCTTGGTCGTATGACATTATCAAAATAATACATTATCGCAGAATCCATATCCATTAGACCTACAGATATATTTTTTACATTATCATCTGACCTTTTGTAGTCTCTACCTCGATTTGTTTCAAGTACAGGGGTAGGAGCTGTTGGCTTTTCTTTCGCCATTAATTAACTCCTTGTCTTATTCTTTCTATCTGTAAGTTTGACCTTCTAACTAAAAATGTGTTACATACAACCGACCAATTAGAATCTACATTACCACCTACTAATTGATTTTCATTTATAGATCCAATCTCAAAGTGTGCATAATTCCAATCAAATATATCACCAGGTTCTATAACTAAATTTAACTCTGTGAGATATTCTCTTTCTAACCAAAATTGTGCTGTCTGTTGAGCATCTATTCCAAATTCATCTGTATTAAAATCTATATCATCTGCTGAAATCATACAAGGTACTTTAACTCCTGATAAATAAGTCTTACCACCAGCAGCTTCACCATAAAGATTAGTTGTGGTATCTGCTACTGATATTCTATATAAAACAGCAGTTTGGTTTATAACACCATCACCATTTTGAGCACTACTCTTTGGGTCGCCAACTAATTCACGATTAATACTTGTAAATAAGCCTTGATCTCTTGTAGATAAAAACCTGCTTGCCATTATGTTATCCTATAAAAATTGGAGATATTGGTATTCTACCTAATTTATCTGACAAAAATTCTCCTTCATCTCTGTCTTTTTCAAGGAGTGCTCTTTTTGAAGTTTGTTCTAACATTTCTCTGAGTTGAGTAATTAACATCTCTTTATCAGTAGTTGCTTCACTTCTTAAAGTTTCTCCATCTAATGTAGTTTCTGAATTAGGAATAGGTATTGATGCATATTTTCCTCGTATATGACCCAACAATTCTTTACAAAGTGCTAATCCATATTTTCTAATCCATGTTTTACTCGTATCATTAATCTCACCATATTTCATATTACCATACGGTGCGTTAGAAAAATCAGAGACTACTCCTAATCCTGCTCCTGAACCAGATGGTATACTTGTAGTTTTTTCATTCTTAACATAATAGTCAAAATAAACTTTAAATGAGTCTCCACTCGGATTAGGGAATATCCTCATTTTATTATCCACTATATGAAAACCATATGCGGATTTTCTTATCGTGTCATTCAATTCAATAGCTTGCATTCTCAACATATCTTCAAATATAGGCATCATTGTATAAGATACCGCGGGGGACATACTACCAAATCCAAAACCCGATATTAAATTTTGTGTACCATATCCAGTTGTTGCATATGGGTCAAAGAATCTTTGAATAGCAGGTGTATTTCCATGAAATACTCTCCGTACTTCTATTCTATTACCACTCTCACTTACATTAGCGAATAAAGTATTTAAATCATATACTTGAGAACCACTTACAATGTCTATTGAACCAGATTTTAAAGTAACTTCACCACCTACTGGTATAGAAGCTTCAGTTCCATATTCTTGAGCTAATTCTACAATTCTACCCATAGATGGATTTATATTTCTATGTGTGTAATCACTTCCAGTAGACTGTCCCTGTAAAGTCATTAAATTATCAACTATATTATATTGATTTACTTGTGAAGAGTATTCCGCTATAGATTCTTCAAAACAAGCATAAAAATGAGAATCTTGCAATTCAACATCCATAATAGGATATCCAAGTCTCTTGCCCGCCCATACAGCAAAATTAGGAGCATCTGATTGGAAAGTTGACTCATTGTCATAAAATCCAAACGGAGTACTACCACTTGCGGCCGAACCACTACCAGGCCATATTGAAGGTTGTGCCATTTAACTTTCTCCTATTTATGTTCTTGTTCATTATCGTGTTCTCCCATTGCTGGAGATATAAGTTTATTGTTTGCAAAATAGTTAGTCATTTCTTCACCAGCCGTCTCACCTATAGTGTAAGTTTCAAACTCACCATCTATCTCTTCAAATCCAACTACAGTTACTGCTTCATCTACCATTTTATTATAATCTCCATCAACTTTTTTTCGTATGACTTCCAATCCAAAATTCCCATCTAAAATTGGAAACCCACCAAGTTGTAACTGTGCTGTTTTCCATTCATTTTTTGTAACTATATTATTAAATCTTAAATCTTCAATATCATATTTATTTTCAGTATATTTTCTATCAACTGAATATGATTCAAATCCTACATTACAACAAAAATGATATCCTAATTCTTTTGCCCAATCATCAACATCGTCTAAACTAGTAACAGTTTTAGCTCGTGCACCCACTCTATCATATTCTTCCATATTTTCATCTACTTCACTACACCCACGAGTTTCTGTGCCATCATCTCGATAAACTATACCACACGGCATAGCTTGCATCCTCATTGGATGTCCAATAGTGGTAATCAAGTCCGAACCATCACTATACTTTATTTTAACTAACTTTGTAGCTTTTTGTTTAGTTTTTTTAGCTACTCTCTTATAAGTAGCTTCATTCATTTCTGGATGTGCACCATCATAATCATCAGAATTCATGTCAAATGTTTTGATTATATCACCCTCTTGTACTTCTTCTACTGGTTTTTGATAACTACCATCTTTATGATACATAGTTATCATAGTACCTCGTACTATTCCAGGTTTAATCTGTTCCATTATTTTTTCCTAATGTGAATTAAAACGTTCCT